TTCTACACCAACAAACCTAGCTTTTGAACCATTAATTGTTCCTCCAGCAGCTGCAGACGCAGAAATGGAAGAATGAGAATCAAGTTTAAGTTCTTTTCCAGATTTTTTATCTGTAATTTTGGTCATTTTCTTCTATCTTTATGTATGATTTTATTTGGTTTTGTAGTTTTAAAGCTACATTATATACTATTTGAATATCTTTACCACTAAAATCAGATTTAGCTATTAACGTTAATAAATATCGGGCTTCTTCTAATTCCAAATCTTGTTTTCCTTCTTCTAAATTTTGTTCTTCTTCTAAATTTTGATCTTTTTTAGTTGTTGGTTTAGGAATAATTTCTTTACCTTGTAGTCTTGCTTTTAATGTTTTAAATGATGCCATGCCTTTATTTTTATATACATATAATTATAATCCTAAATAAAAATCCCCTCCTAAATATATTATTCCTCCATCTACTGTGCTAGGTTCCTGAGTAAATTGTCCTATAGAAAGAATTTTATTACTATCTACTTTAACTGCGGTTTCTCCATTTCTTTGGATAAGAAAAATAGTATTATGTTCACTTATAGAATCATTAATTTCAAGAGAATTATTTATTTTTACTTTTTTACCTGCAAGTGAAGTAAGATAATCATCAGAAATAATCCAATCATTATCAACTCCTGTATTTTCAATATTAGTTGTATTATTGTTTATTGTAACAGGGGTACCACCTACTCCACCTCCACCTCCCGTAGTGGGGGCCCCTAATGATTTAGCTCTAGTACTTGGTTCTTCAATTACAGTAGTGGCCTGATTTAAAATTATTTGTGCTTTACTAAAATATCTAGTATTTTGTTCCTTAAGTTTTTTCTGGATATTATCAGGAACGACATATCCTTGTAGTTTTAAAGTAAAATTAGCTCTTACTATTCTTCCATCATCATTACTTAATTCATTTATATTAGTAAATTGATCTATCATAGCCATAAACTTAAATCTTTCTGGATCACCCCAGTAAGAATCAGAAGAATAATTTACAGCTTCAATAATTTTATTAAGTTGTGAAATATAATCTGTCCATATTATACCACTATATGTTAAATTAATATAATCAGGTATTACAACCGCATTAAATTCTTTTTGGGGGATTCTATTGTTTATAATAGAAAACCTATCATATGAATTTCTTTGGGTGTATTTTTCTTGTTGGGTAATATATAACTGTGGGTTATTAGCATCTAATTTATTGCCTAAATCTCTTCTTTTTTCGATTGATTCCCTTTTAAGCATAACAAGAGGGGTTTGAACTTTACCTTCTCGATCCCTATAAAATCCATCTTTTTGAGCTAATTTCCACCTTTCACCTGAACCATAAATTACAGGAACATCTACAAGATCCCCATTTGATAAAACTGAAGGTTTTATAACATTTTCAAAATAATAAAAGATTGCCTCATCTATATCTTGAAGGCCTAAATTAAAACTTGAATTTGATTTAGAGTCATTTTTACTATTAATAGTGCCTCTATTTTCATTAGGTCTAATATCAGGCCCTAAAACAGTAGCTGGAATGTTAGGATCTCCCCCTTGATCAATAGCATTATCTATTATAGCTTGTTGGGACAATTCATATTGTCTTGCTACTTTGGGTTTTTTTGATATTCTTTTAGCCATTAACTGTAAAGTTGGTTGCGAGGATTAGAGGGGGTTGTTTCTACTTTTGTAGTCGTTGGATAAATGCCAGATCTAAAAGGAATTGTTTTAAGCTGTTCAACTCTAGATTTACTGCCTTTACAAATTATAGAAAGAGATACACCAAAACTATCTGTGTCTTCATTCATTGAAAAGTCTGGATTTTTACCTGCAAAAAATTGATTTTCAATAATGTTATTAAATTCAAAGAAGTTATTATTATATAATACTATATCTCCAATTTCAGGTATTAATTGTTTTTCTTTTAAATCTGCTCTTAAAAAAGCAAAAGTAAATTGTTGTGTAGAATCAGGCCCAAAATCAGTTTCACTCCATGCCTGATCTTCTCTTGTGATTAAGCAGGGAAATAATTGGGGTTCATAGTATACTTTATTTTCAGCCTCACCATATACATTAGTAACGGTATCTTGAAGGACAAACTTATAAAATCCAACTTCTTGTTGAATTATATCATTAATTAATTCTTTATTCATTGTTCTAAATAAAGATATATCTCTTGCTCCTCCAAATAATGGCATTATAGTCTAGTTAAAGTATTAGTATTAAATATTATATGACGCAAACCTTTAATTCTCATTCCTGGATCTCCTTTATCACTACTTAACATAGTAGTTTTTAAAAATTTTAAATCTTGTTTGGGGTCATTTCCAGCTACAAATTTCATAGTTGCAGTATGGATTTCTTTACCATCATTTCTAGCTCTATTTTTAGCTTCTATTTCATCTGAAGTATTAGAATTAATAATGGTAACTTTTCTAGTTGCTCTCATACCATCTAGAATGTCAGTAAAATTAGCTTCCTTATCAGATATTATTGATACACTTACTGAGTATATATTAAGAGCTTCATTTAATATGTCTTTTAATTTAATCATGCTACATAAATAGGATAAGGAACTTTTGTAAATGTATCTTGAGCATTTTGTGCTTCACTTGCTTGTCTCTCCATATATTTACTTCTTGATGACTCTTCAAGCATTAATTTTAATTCATCAATCAATGCTGTTTTTTCAGCAGCAGCTTCACTTCTTAACTCTACTGCATTTGTAGTTACTTCGGCTCCTGGAATAGGGACTGTTGAGTATTTTCCTCTTATACTAGCTAACATTTCTTTAGTAACTGCCAGTGTATATCTAAAAATCCATTGTCTTGAAGGAGAATTAATTGTATTATATGTTATATTAGTATAGGGAACATTAGATACATTAGTAACTAAATTAGTAGCAGTAGTTCTAACAGGATTATTTCTATCAGTTTTAACTACATAATCAAAGTATAACTTTTCATTTCTATTAGGTATTGGAAATATTTTTAAAGAATCATTACCTATAATTTCAAATGAATATGCTGATTTTCTAATTGTATCATTAAGTTCTATAGCTTGAACTTTTAAAGCATCATAATATGTAGGCATTAACATAAAGTTTACACCTGGTGAATAATTACCAAATCCAAATGACTCCATTAATGACTGAATACCAGTACCTGTGCCTGCATAAGGGTCAAAATATCTTACTATAGCTGCTGGGGCATAATGGTATATTTTTTTAATTTCTATAGGGTTACCTGATTCACTAACATTAGTCCATAAATCTGTTAAAGAGTATTTTTGCTGACCTATAACTGTATTTATACTTCCTGTTTTGTATGTTATATTTCCCCCAGATTGGGCTTCAGTACCATATTGTTCTGCTATGGCAATTGTATTACCCATATTAGGTTGTACATATTGATTATTTAAGTCGCTTCCTGTAGTAGATCCTTCTAAGATGCCTATGTTTTCAATAATTTTATATTGATAAACATATTGTGCATATGTAGTTACTGCTTCTTCAAATGCAGTAAAGAAATTTACAGCTTGTAATTCGATATCAACTATAGGGTACCCTAACCTTTGGGCACACCAAGTTGCTACTTGGTCAGCTGATGCCGTAAATTCTGTGTCAGTATCATAAAAACCAAAGGGTGTTGGGTTTGATGTAGATGAAAAAGAGGCGGATCCAGGCCATATTGAAATTGATGCCATAATTTAGTGTTTGATCATAAATATAATAAAAAGTTAATTAATGATAACCATTTAATAATTCTAATAAATCTTCTATAGCCGCATGTCTATGTGAATCTGTTAGTACTGTTTTGTATACGTATTTAGAGTTAGTTAATTTAGCCATATCATGATAAGCTGAGTGTTGTTTATCTCTTAAATCTATTTGATAAGAATCGCCACAAAATATCATTTTTGAATCCTTACCCAATCTACCAATACACATTGCTAATTGGGATTTAGATAAATTTTGATACTCATCAACAATTACTACAGCATTATCGAATGTTCTTCCCCTAAAGTGGGCTAAAGATACTAATTCAATTTTTTCTTCTTTTTCTAATTTTTCTAATATTTGTGGTTTATTATAAACCTTTCTCATAT